CTAGAAAAGCTCTGCGACAGATGGATGACGCTGTAGATCAGACCATGAGTCGAAGCAATGATGAAAAGGGTGCCGACAAAGCCGCACAACTGCGCCGTGGTCAGGCACGTGAGCGTGGAGTGCTACAAAATGACATAGCCACCGCACAAAAGAAAATAGCCGCACTCAATGAAGAACGTGCCCCTATAGCTTCTGAGCTCCGCAAGGTCGAAGCAGAAGTAGGACCAATCAAATACATAGCGGCCTTGATCTATGATGACAATCCTGATGCTAACCTATTAGAAAAAGCAGTACGCTGGGTTATCATTCTCTTGGTCATAGTGTTTGATCCGTTGGCCATAATGATGTTGTTGGCAGCCACAGAAAGTCTTAGATGGACTCGTGAAGGTCGTGTCAAGCTGATACCTGAGAAATCCCCACCGGCGTATGAGCCTGATGACGGCCCGTTGACCAATGACCAAGTTGAACAGCTCAAAGAAATGATAGCAACACAAGAGCCACCACAGGGTGAACCGGTGAGCAAACAAGAATTGTTTCCAACTGACCCAGAGCCAATACAAGCACCAGTGCCCGAGCCGCTAGATCATGATGATGATGCTGAAGTCGAACAAGAATCTTCTGATGAAATTAAAGCAGCAATGACTCGTTGGAAAGAGCAGAATCCCGGTGACACTCTCAAGAATCAACGACACCGTCTACAGCGTGGTGAAATTGATCAGTTGCCCTGGTTGTTGCCGTTGGCCAATGAATCAGGCTTTGGCACAGAGTTTCCGCAGGATCCGCACAAGGGAGACACATTTGTGCGTGTTGACCGTACACCAAACCAGGTGTACAAGTTCAACGGCACCGACTGGATACAAGTTGACAAATCAGTCGCAGACAGCTACACTTACAACACAGCCTATATTGACCACCTGATTGAAAAAATCTCCCAAGGTGAATACGACCCAGACTTGCTGAGCAATAGCGAACAAGAGCAAGTGGAACAACGATTAAAAAACACAGCTAAAGAATGAAAACACCCGAACTAACAGATACCTGTAGCTTTTGTGGCAAACACAAGGATGTTGTGACCAAACTAATAGTCAGTGACGACGTGGCAATTTGCAACGATTGCGTAGACCTGTGCCAGACTCTACTGACTGATGACAAACCAGTGCCTACTCCGCCAGTTAATCTGGATCCGTTTGAAATAAAAAAACACCTTGATCAGTTTGTGATTGGGCAGCATCGTGCCAAACAGGTACTGAGCGTGGCCATTGTGAATCATTACAAGCGTGTGGGCAATCAAGATCCTGATGTGGAAATTGAAAAGACCAATATTCTCATGCTTGGCCCCACAGGATCAGGCAAGACCTTGCTGGCACGAAGTGTGGCACGATACCTTGACGTGCCATTTGTGATTGCCGATGCCACCAGCCTGACCGAAGCAGGCTATGTGGGCGATGACGTGGAAAGTTTGATCTCTAGACTGTTTGCTGCCAGCGGCAACGACATTGAAAAAACTCAGCGTGGCATTGTGTTTATTGACGAGATTGACAAGATCAGTCGCAAAAGCGAAAGTACCAGTATCACTCGTGACGTGTCAGGAGAAGGTGTGCAACAGGCTCTGCTCAAGCTGGTGGAAGGTACCAAATGCAGGATCACACCACAGGGTGGCCGCAAACATCCATCAGGTGAAACTGTGGAAATTGACACTCGCAACATCTTGTTTATTGCAGGTGGTGCATTTGTGGGCATGGAAGCAGTGATCAAGAACCGTGTGAAAGGCACCAGTATTGGATTCGGAGCGCAGGTCAGCGAAAAAGATGTGTCAAGTCTAGACCAAGT